GTTGTTCGAGTCGTTGGGGCGCGCTGGGGACGCGGTAGCGCCGGTGTTCCGGCAGTTGTTCGACACGCTGGTGCAGTTGTCGCCGGTGTTCGCCGACATCGCCGAAAAGATCGGGCCCAAGCTTTCCGAGATCATCGAGGCGGTCGGTGACGCGCTGGAAGACATAGGCCCCGAGCTTGGGGATTCGCTCGTGGGCATCGGGGATGCGCTGAAAGAGATCCTGCCGTCGGTGGTGCAGCTCATTGGTCCGTTTTCCAGCCTGCTGAACGCGGTGTTGCGGCCGCTGGTGCCGGTGGTGGAGGCGCTCGCCCCGGTGCTCGGCTTGGTGGCGGAGGCGCTTGCGAGCTTGCTCAACGCCGTCAGCGACTCGGGCCGGGGACCGTTGGTGGCTCTCGCCGGTGGGCTGTTCTTGCTGCGGCGCCGCTTGAAGAACCTGCCGGGCAGGATCAGTAGTGTAGCGACGGCGCTCGGCACGCTTGGCGGGAAGGCTGGGAAAGGCAAAGGTGGCGCGGCTGCGGGGATGGGCGCAGCGGCTACCGCAGCCGGGAGGCTGTCGAGGAACGTCAAGAAGATCCCGAAGGGCAGGCTTGCGCTGCTCGGTGGCCTGCTCGCTGGGTTCCTGGTCCCCGAGGGTGTTGGGGACAACCTGATCCAGGTCTCCGACTCGGTGGAGAAGCTGAACAAGGGCGCGGAGATCCTCACCGGCGGTGATGGCCGGTTTGACCTGACTGACACGTTCAACGGTGTCGATGTCGCCGTTACCGCCGCCGCTGACGGGTTCCGCGGGCTCGCTGCGGTGCTCACCGGCAACGAAGAAGCCTTGCGCAATCTGCGTAGCGAGTGGACCACCACCGTGCGGGGTGTGGCGGAAGCAGCGCCGGAGCTGCGGTCGCTCGGGTCTGGCGCTCTTGTGCTGACGTATGACGTGGAGACTGCCGCGCAAACCTTGAAACGCGCGTTCGGGATCGAGCTGCCCGAGTCGGTGGCGGCAGGCTCGGCGTCGATCGGGCAGTCGATGGGCTCGATCGGCTCCAGCGTGCGCGCCGGTGCTCTCAACGCCGCGACCGCCGCGGCCGGGTTCGGGGAGGCGCTGCAACGCCAGCTCACCAGCGGTATCGGCTCGGCGGCGGCGAACATCGCGAACTCGATGGCGCCGCTGCGGTCGTCGGTGGCGCAGGGGGCGATGTCGGCGGCGCTCGCGGCCGCCGGTTTCGGGCCGCAGTTGCAGGCGCAGCTCCTGACCGGCATCGGTCGGGGCGCCGCCGCGGTGATGTCGGGTATGCCGTCGATCGGGGCTGCGGTCGCCTCCGGTGCTGCGGCGGCGGGCGCGCGCGGATCAGCCATGAGCGGCCCGCTCAGTAGTGCGGTGCGGGGCGCGACGAGTGTGGCGCGGTCGGCCGCCGCGGCGGGAATGGCGACCGTGGGGAAAGCGATCGGTGATGGGGCGCGGTCGGCGGCGCAGCAAGCGGCGGGGCTCGGCAGCCAAATCAGGTCGGTGATCGGCAGCATCAACCTGTACAGCGTCGGTTATTCGATCATGCAGAGCTTGGGGGCGGGTATCGCTGCTGGTGGTGCCGCCGCCACGAACAGTGCCCGCAGCATCGCGGGCAGCATCCGTGGCTTGTTCCCCGCCTCCCCCGCTAAGTGGGGGCCGTTCGCCGGCGACGGTCACCCCGAGCGTTTGGGCCGCAAACTCATGGACTACCTGGCGGCGGGTATCCGGCAGGGACAGCGTTCGGTGGAGAGCGCCGCTTTGGGTGGGGCGCGGGCCGCTTACCTCACGACCGGGTTCCGGCCCGGCTACGGCGCAACCAGCGGCATCTACGGCGGGGCCAGCACGACCACGAACAACTACCGCACCATCAACGCGCCGATCACGCTCACCGCGCCCGCCGCGGACCCGCGCGCTGTTGCCGCGCAGATCGAAAACCGTCTCGACACGCTCGCCGCGCGGCTAGCCATCTAGGAGGGCACGAGTGCACGAGGGCTATCTGGTGTTCGGCGGCACGGAGATCGCTAACACGGCGCGCACCGCCGCCTACATGCACGGCACCGGCTCCGACACTCTGATCGGGCCGGGCGCCTGCCACTGCGCCACGATCCCGCAAGCCGTCGACGACCCCGACTACATCGCGCCCGATGTTGACCCCGCCCCGTGGTACGACCCGAGCGACCCGCGCTCGGCCGGGTTCGGTGGGTTGTGGGTGGAGAAGATCGACGGCCTCACCGACTCCACCATGGGGCGTGAGGTCAGCCAGCGGATCGGTGATGGGGCGGTGGTGTCGTGCCCCCGCTACGGCTCCCGCACCCTGACGGTGACGGGCTGGTTGTTCGCGCAGGATGAGTGCTCCGCCGAATACGGGCGGGCCTGGCTCAACGCGGCGCTGCGCGGCGCCGCGTGCAGCGATTGCACCGGTAACGACCTGTGCCTGCTGGTGTGCTGCCCCGTTGATGCCGCCGACACCGACAACCAGCTCCGTACGTTGAAGCGGGCGCAGGCGCTCAGCGGCGCGAAAGTGCTGCGTAAGGCGGCCAGCCCGAACTCGCGCGGCTGCGCTACCGGCATGCGCCCGATCATGCAGGTGGAGTTTCAGATCAGCACCGATCCGTCGTTCTGGCGGCAACCGGTGGAGATCGTCAGCGAGTTGCCGTGGCCAGAACCCACCGGCGACGAGGAATGCAACATCACCTGGCGGTCGGATCCTGACTGTGACCCTGCGCGGCCCGGCTGCGCACCGGGCGTGAACGCGGCCCTGCCGGGCTGCCCGCCCGACTTGAACTGTCCCCCGCCTCCCCCGCCGCCGCGACTGCCGATGGCCTCGTCAGGGTGCGCGTGCATCCCGTTGAAGGCGGTGCGGTCGTGTGTGGAGGTCCCGGCGCTGGATGTGCCCGCGTGGTTCGATGCGGCGCTGCAATTCGATTTGTACGCCGGGGAGTCGCCGCTGCGGAACGCGATGATCACCGTCTACCCGAACCCGGCGCAGAAACCCCCCGAGCAGCTTGATGAGTGCGCCGCGCTCGGCGTGTACTACATCTCCAGCGTGCCGGCGAGCTCCACCCTGCGCATCGACGGCACCACCGCCCGCGCCTACATGGACTGCCCTGGTGGTGTCACGAGCGACGCCACCCGCAACGTGTACGGCACCGGGGGTGGGCCGGTGGAGCACATCACGTTGTCGTGCGGCATCCCGTACACGATTTGTCTGGACGCCGACACCGAGTTCGTGGACCCGCTCGCGCACGCCACCGTGCGGCTTGTCACGAGGGAAGACTGACCATGCAGGGGCTTTTGGGGTGTGGCACGCACACGGCGAGCGTGTGGGACAGGGACGGGCAAAAACTGCTCGACTTGGACGACATCCGGTTCGTGCAGTACAGCCGCGAGCTGGACACCCACAGCGAAGCCACCGTCACCGTGGGGCGGGGTGGATCGTGCTGTTCCATGCTCGGCATGGTGCGGCCGTGGCGGCACAACCTCGTCATCTACCGCACCGCGCCGGGCCAACCGCAGCACGAGGTGTGGTCCGGTCCGATCATTGAACCGGAGTTCGGGCGGGACGAAACCACCATCTACGCGAGGGATGCGTGGGCGTGGCTCGACCGGCGCGACATCCGCGAAACCGTCACCGCCTCCGGTGACCTGTCCGATGTGGGCTGGGCGCTGATTGACCACGGGCTCACCCACCCCGACGGTGGGCTGGACGAGACGGGGATTCGGCGGCATCTGGACAAACGCGCGGCCGGGGTGCCTGGTGCGCGCGAGTGGGAAGACGACGACGGCAGCGTGGGGCAAGAGCTGCGCCGCTTGTGCCAGGGCGCGCTGAACGCGACGTTTCTGGGTCCGCGGCTGGTGCTGTGGGGGCCGTACCCGCTGTCGCGGACGGCGCTGCTGCAAGACGCGAACTTCCTCGACCCGCTCAGCGTGAAGCTCGACGGCTGGGCAATGGTGACGCGCGCGGTGGTGCGCGGCAAAGGGTTCACCGCCACCTGCGGCGGCACCGACCCCTACTACGGGCTGTTGGAGGGTGAGGTGAACGACGACTCCATGACTGATCGTCGCGACGGGCAAGAACTCGCCTGCCTCGAGGTCGCCACCCGCAAACAGCCGCCGCTGGTGTTGTCGATCCCGGATGGTGCGCGGCTCGCGCCTGATGCGCCGGTGACGCTCGATGAGCTGGTGCCGGGTGTGGAGATCCCGGTGTGGTCCAAAGCTACGTGTCTTGAGGTGAATGTGGATCTAGTGCTGACGCGGTTGAAGGTCACCGACGAGCCCACCGGTGAGCGGGTGCAGGTGACGCTGGCGCCGGGCACGGTGCTCGGTGATGAGCAGCCCGACTTCACCCCAGGAGAGGTGTGACATGGGGTCGAGTGTGTCGCGTTCGCCGCGCAGCCTCAGCGAGTTGTGGAGCTGGGTTATCGCGGAGCTGGACCGGTTGAAGCGCCGCCGCTATCTCGACACCGGGGATTGGTTGATTCAGCAGGACACCAATGGGGATCTGGTCGCCCGCCACACCCCCACCGGCGCGACGCGGGTCATTGTGGCCCGCCCGAGTGAGGAATAACTGGTATGAGCAGCGATGTTGAGCCGGTGCGGCTCGTGCCCGATTTGCCGCAGCCGCGGGCGATCACTGATGAGGTGAACTACTGGGAGCCGAGCGTGTGGAACTATGTGCAGCTTGGTTGGGGCTGTGTCCGGTTCGACACTAAATCGGAGTCCGGGCAGACGGTTGCCCCACGTCTGCACATGAACACCGCGCACAACACGTGCGGTATCCGCCGCGTCTATGTGGATTGGCAGGCGCACACGAACGAGCGGGATCTGCTGTTCGAAACCGAAGGCGGCGGCATGATCGGCACGATGTTTGTGCTGCCGGACGAAACCATGACCGGCATGGGTGTCACGTGTGGGGTGTCGGGTGGGCAGCCGCGCACCGCGTGCCGCCTCTACTTGAACGGCAAGCGGGTCGGCGCTACCGACGTCAAGCTGTACCACCCAAACGCGAACTTGTGGTGCTTCTGGCTGTGGGCGAAGAACGGGCCTTCCCCGATCTTGGAGGCGCTGCGCACAGCCGAGGTGTTGATCACGGAGTTGCGGCAGCGCATCACGCGTCTCGAGTTGCGCGTACTCGATCAACAAACCCCAGCCTGATACCGGTATGTACCAGTAGTTCGGGATAGGATGCCGCTGTAGGCATCCGGGCGACTAGCGGGGGAACGCGCGCACCGGAAGGCGTTCCCGCTCATGGCTATTTGCGGGCCGAATGGTCAATGTGAGCCAGGTCCTCCTGGTCCTCCTGGACCTGCTGGCCCCCCTGGCCCTGAAGGTCCTCAGGGGCCTCCTGGGCCTGAGGGGCCGCAGGGTCCTCCTGGTGATCCTGGTGGCCCTCCGGGGCCTGAGGGTCCGCAAGGCCCGC